GTAGCATTAGGGGATGATGCCGGGTCAGCGACCGAAGGTCGCAACCTTGTACGACCGAAGGTCGTACTGAGGAACGTAGTGGAGGCATCCATTTATTGTCACGACGTATATTTTCCCTCATAAATAAACGCATAATAAATCAATTTTTTATCTACCTATACAATATCTATCTGTATTTATGGCACAATTCGCGCCACTAGCTGTACCGGCAGCAATGGCTACAGGAAATGCAGCAGTGGCTGCAGGAAAAACCGCAGTAAAAGTTGCACAAGCTGCCAAAGCCGTAACTATTTCTGCCGAAAAATCAGTGTCCGCCGGTTTTGATCTCGGAACCGAATTATTGAAAAAATCCAGACCCGAAGATTTGGCAAAGGCTATTCCTCAAAAATTAACAGAGGCAGCGGGTTCAGGAGACGGTTTGGTCGCAAATACGTTACGTGTAGCTGCTTCTTATGAACGTTTTCATTACCAATTGTTGGAACGATTGCATCCTACCGATAATTTGATAGATGGTAAAGCCAAACAAACACTCAATTTGTTCAAAAAATTGACAGACGAGGTGAAACGATATTTTTGTAACTTTTTTGCCAAATTGTTTGCAGAAAGTGGTGAACAATTAAAAGCGCTGATCATTAAAACGGTTCAAAAAATGTCACAACAAACCATTACTATCAAAGATTATCTGGAACCAGGGATTAAATCGGTAATTTTTCAAATGTTATCCGATGAACGTACCAAAGAAAAAATAGTCAACATATTCCGTGGAGATTGTTTGGAATCTGAAATAGAAAAGGATACACCTATTACCATTATCAAAGGCGGCGCTCCTGGTAGTATTTCAAAAGCATTTAACAAAGTGAAAGCTACCACTCCGGTCGTTGCCGCAGTATCAAACAGAGTATCTTCCGTTACGAACAAGGTAACTGGTATAGCAAATCGTGCAACATCGGCTGTTAATTCGGTGACAAATGCAGTAGCTTCCAGACCTCAAGGACCACCTGGTGTTCCTTTGCTTGAAATATCTTATTTAGATACTCCGGACCGTTTGAAATCATTTATATGTGATTCTTTCCAACGAATGTTTACTGACCGTATTGTCAGTATTAAATCGTTGATTTTGACCAATTTAGAAACATTGATTCAAAAAAGTGAAGAGTTGAAACAAAAAAATCGTGCACTGACTATCAAAATCATTGATGAAATATTTGATTCTCCCAAGACCAAATATGAATTTTTACTTCATTTGAGTGGCGGATGTGCGATACCAAGAAATCCAGACTCTTATATTTATAAGGAAAAAGCATTGTCACAAGAAGAAAAAAAAAAGAGAGAATTGCAACAGGAACGAAATCCCTTGTTCATGTTGGACAAATTAAAAGACCGTCAATTTCCCGTTACCAAGGGTGGTGGTGGTAGTAATTCACATACCTTTAAACATCATAAAAGTTCCGGTGCACGAATTACGTATCGCAAGTATTGATATCTCCATTGGAGATTGGTCAGAGGGCGTTTGCTGCTATCGCGAAGCAGCAAAAGCCTCGCATTCAACAACTAATTTCTGAGGTTGCAAAAACCGGAGAAGTTTAGAACCTACTGTTCCAATAACCGGTGAGGATCTATATGTATAATATAGTAAGGTGTTAGTACTGAATCAATTATTATGTCAAAACCATCGCCAAAAATATCATCGCAAACTAATGAAAAATCACATTTATTAAAACCGTCAAATAAGATAACATTAACACCGGAAGAGAAAGAATCCAATAAAAAAGAGCAAATTGATAAGTATAAAAATATGATACCTGAATTAGAAAATGCTATTGGTAATGTTGATATTAAAAATTTGAATCCAGAAAAACAAAAACAATTTGAGACATTAAAGTCAGATATTGCAGAATTTAAAAAAGCTATACATTCTGAGAATGTTGATATGAAAGATATTCAAACAAAATCCGATCAATTACGACAAAAATTTAAATCAATGGGTTCAGGTAAATCAAACGATTCTGTTGGAAAAGGCGACGCCGGAGTAGAATCAAAGGTTGCCGGAAATACCCAAACACAACCAGTATCTGCATCTGTATCTGCATCTGCATCTGCTCCACCCGGTGCCGGTACTGACAATGACACGATCAAAGTGGAGTTTCAAGCATTGTATGACAATGCATATACGGAAATCAAACAATGTTTTTGTCAAGGAATGGCGAATTTGTTTTACGAAGCATTTGTACCGTCCACAGAACACGTATACGAAGCACTGAACAAAGCATTGTATGTAGATGTAGTAGACAAAAACAGTGGTGGTATCGCTTCCCAATTGAATCCCGATTACGAAATACTTGTAGGAGATCAAATAGAAAAAATCATGAAATTTATTATGACCAATCCTGACCCCCAAATAAAAATAGATATTCGCAAAAATTTATCAGGCGGATGCAATATTTCCCAAGAACATCATCAAGCGAGTATTACCCGTGGTAAACCTACCGCCATTGTAGGAGGTAGTAGTACTTATAAACACCAGACGAAACATCCGAAAATATATACTCAAAAAAAACCACACAAAAAATCTATGTAAAATATACAATAGACCATGTCTGATGATGTAGCAAAAGCTACTCAAGCAATTGAAGCTAACAAAGACAAACCCAATGTCGTGGTGATGTTATCTATGGAAAATTGTTCATATTGTGTCAAAACCGCTGATTTGATTTCTAAAACCCCCAAATATTCACTGGTCACCGTAAAAATTGCTGACCCCAAGGCTTTTGGTGTTACCTTTGCCACCAATCCATTATATACAAAAAAATCGGGACAATTCACATTTCCGGTCAATTTTCTACAAGGCAAAATGATCGGTGGATATGATGATATTTCAGCCTATATTCAATCCAAATCTGAACCATCATCCAAACCACAACCACAACCACAACCATCATCCAAACCACAACCATCATCCAAACCATCCATGAATATACCAAAAGGTGTATCCGCCATGGGACAATCCAATCGGCGAAAAAGTTTGGACGAAGGATTGCTACCTCAAGGATTGGGACTGTTTAGAGAACGAGATTTGAATTTTGCACCCATATCAGCATCTATCAATACCAACGTTGACCCTTTGTTTTCTGATTTGAAACGATGTTTATGTGAAGGTTTTGCAGAAATATTTACATCTACTTCCCCTTTAATCATACATCGTATTGTAGAAACCTTGAAGGATACGATTGATGACCCCATTGTACGAGAACATATAGATAGTCGTATTATACAACTAATTACAGAAATCAAAAATGCACCAGAATTGGATATGATACTTTCCAATTTAGACGGAGAATGTAAAGAAGTATTTTCAGTGACGAAATAGTTTCGTAGGGATGCCAGGAACGTAGTGGAGACATCTGTATATAAGATTTATGTCAGAACAACTTATTATTGAAATATTACGCCAACATTTGGAAAGAAATCATCATACAGAATCAGAGGATAGACATAGAGCGTACGATGACGATGCCTCCACTACTCTGGCTTCGCCAACCACGGCATCATCCCCCAATGCTACGCGTGGAATCGGGCGATCTATGAATGAAATTATACGTTCTTTAGTTGTTGAAGGACTTCGTTCCTCTGACCAAATACATACATCAGTTGATCAACCACGTCGCACGAATGTTCATTTTACCACACCTCATCACGACTACACAACCCATACGGATGCTGATTCCGAAAATACATTTTTTTCACAAAACAATAGAAATAGAACTGACACATCACATGGTCATTCCGAAAATCATATACCAAGATCATCATTGAATTTCCCAGAGTTTGATGAATTAATATATTTATATAATCGCAATATCCAAGAATACCAATATACGGTGCAAGAAATGACCGAACGAATGGAGTTGAATCATAGACGTAATACCCGACAACAAAATACATTGTTGGATAATTTTATATATCCTTATCACCGAAATATGCAAGAATACAATCAAGTAACCTTACGTTGTTTAGATGTATTGCAAAATCTGAATGCATTACGTGTTACACAACCCATTCCACCTAATAATAATAATACTCATGCACCTACTGGGATACCTCCACTACGTTCCCGTCCTATGAATACCGAAATCAGGAGTGGAACGCAAAATCGTAACATCATTCCTGAAATTTTCAATATATCGCGACCCATTGAATATGGGTTTACCTTTTATCCGAATGTTGTACCAAGAAACGTGATCACACCACAGCATACGAACCATTTGTTAACGCCCGCACAAATCGCGCTTACTACGAGAGAATATATATTTCAAGAAAGTGATAGAAGTACACTAAATACAACCCCTGTATGTCCAATTATGCTGGAAGAATTTCAGATCGGAAATAATATTCGTCAAATTGTTCATTGTGGACATCAATTTCTGTCTTCCTCTTTGGAACGTTGGTTTCGTAGAAGTTGTTGTTGTCCTGTATGTAGATACAATCTATGGGATATTTCTGCCACAGAACCTTATAGAGCTTCTGACCAAAATCCTCCGGTGACTTTGTCACCTTTGGATTTAGTTGTTGGAGGATTTCATCCCCCTGACCATAGTCGCGCAAATTCCATGGTAGACCAAGACAGATTGTTAGATATGGAACCTGATGTCTCCACTACATTCCTCAGTACAATGTCTCCGCATTCACTCATGACATCATCCCCCAATGCTACCGTTCTACGAACGTCCACATTGGGGTCTAATTTGCTTTCTTTACCGCCGATTTCACAAAGAATCTTGGATATTCCTTTATCAGCCGATACCTCCACAGATATTTCTAACACAGACATGAATATAGAATCCATCGCAGAAAACACCATTCGTAATTGGATTTCATCTTTTCTACAAAATCAACCCAATCAATTTCCAAATATTGATTTAGACATTAGTTATACCGTAGAATATGATTATACAGACGGTTCAAATAATAGTGTATAAAGATATTGTATAGAAGATGAGAATCACAAAATACATCAGTATACCGATATTTGCATTGAGTTTTTTGTTAGGATTGATTGCCGTATATATCGTAGGACAAGGGGAAATGCGAAAAATTTATGTATATCCCACTCCAGAAAATTTAGAAAAAATCCAATACAAAGACAATACGGAAACTTGCTTTGAATTTAAACAAAAAGAAGTAGCTTGTCCTACAAACCCAGACGAAATTAGCAAAATACCAATACAAGCCTAACCTACAGAAACCCAAGGTTTCTGTACGACTTCCTGGGTAACGAGGACACCGAACAAAGTTCGGCGCCCTCATAAGGTTTCATTCAAAGATTCTTGGGTAATTAGTTGTATAGGATCCTATACAACCAATTTGATGAAAAGGTATCAAGTAAACCTTATGAGGGCACTGACTGAAGGTCGGTGTCCTCATTACTTAAGGGAGGTTTTACTCCCAAGATACCTCACCGCATCATAGAGGCGGCGAGGTATCTTTGTTGTGTCCCAAAACGCCTTAGGGCGTTTTAGGGACGACTGGAACCGTAGGTTCCAATAGAGGAAGTCGTACAGAAACCTTGGGTTTCTGTATTATTTGGACTTTTTCTTTTTTGAAACCGGTGTAACCGGAGTATTGCATGTTTCATTCAAATCCAGTCCCATTTTTTGCGCAATAGTTTCCAAATCAGCTTGGGCGGTGCCCTGTCTTTCGTGCATTTCTTGCATCGCTTTCATCGCTTCGGCAGTTTTTAAGAATGCTTCCGTCTGTGCTGCTTGTTTTTTCATCATACGAGCTTTAAGACGTTCCCGTGTACTTTGGTGTTGTGTCATACGACTCAGGGCGTTGGTATCCATTCGGGCGTTTTTAGGAATATTCATCCCCATATTTTTAAACATATCTTTGAATGCGTCCATACCTCCTCCCATGTCTTTCATTTTGTTCATAAGTTCCGTGGCTTCTTTCATCAATTCTTCTTGGGAGATTTCACCACTACTCATTTTTTTTTTGATTTTATCACCAATTGTTTTGATAAGTTCACTAATTTTCGCCGGATTTTTCATGATTTTTTGAAACATATCTTTGGTAGAACGAATATCCTTCATATCTTCTCCTAAAAGACCCGACAAATCTCCGGAAATTTCTTCCGCCAATTCTTTCGCCAAGTTTCCTATTTTTCCGTCAAACAATCCCTTGAGATGTTTATGTAAATCATCTAAATTGGGCATGCTGAATGGTTTCGGTTTTTTCTTGGGTTCTTTTTCTTTATTTTCATCACTATCATCATCGTCTTCTGCATCACTATCATCATCCTTTTCCGAAGATTTTGTTGGTTCATGATTGTCTTCAGTATCATCATCGTCTTCATGGTCTTCTTGAAAAAAAGAAGACATATTTTTCATGGTTTCCGACAATTTTTCCAACAAATCGGATTCATCAATACCATCAAATAAATTTTTAGAATCACCGAATTTGGATTTGTCCTGTACACTACCGATGATGGTAAATAAAATCAATTGCAAATAATTCCAGAGAACGTTGCTTGTATTTTCACTGACACCTTCACATGTGAATAAACAGACAAAATCCACGGATGGTAAAAAAAAAGTGTTGATATCATTCTTTTTGGAGATATCAAACATTTCGGTATTTTTGTACAAAATGTCAAAAAACCGTTCAGGATACACCGTGATACAAAAATCAAATAGTTTTTGTACTTCTTGGATTCTGGCTTCCTCCTCCATGGATTGAAACGATTCGTTGGTCCAAATTTTCCAAAGATGCGCATATTCTGGAAAAGTGACGGTTAATTCGGTGCACATATCACCGATTACTTTTTGAAAATTTTCGGGAGGTGTTATTTTTAAAGGGTTTGTTGCACCTGCCGCCGCCGCCTTCTTCGCTTTTTTATGATTTTTAGAAGGCATGTATAGGATAGTATATGTAAATTTTATATGAGTTTTGTCCTTACACGCTTAGACCTGCAAATTGGAGGGTTTTACGGAGGGACGACTTGTCGTCTCGGAGAAAAACCTCCATACTACGGACGACATAGTCGGGCGTAGTATCTAAAACTCAAAAGTATTCGTAGTGGAGGCATCGCGTTGTATAGGTGGAGGCATCTCGTCATTATATATAATTTCTGGTGTTGAACCAATGGTTGATGATGGTAACATATCATCGTATGCGACAGTTTCTTGTACTTGTGTCATCATGTCTAAAATGTGTGGATTGGTGTATGTAGTAATATTTCTTTGTAAACTATTAGATAAATTGTATATTTCATCCAATGAAACTTGTTCTTCACCAGTGGGAGTATAGGAATATTGATGTCCTTGTGATGTCTGTCGCGTATTAGAATACATATATCCCAATTGTGTTCCTAAATTCTTCAAAGTAATACGGATATCCTCTTTCAACACTTGAACAAATTTTTTAAAAGATTCGTCTTCTTGGTATTTTTCTTGATATCTTTCTAAAATAGTATGGAAATGAGTAAGTTTGTCACGTATATTTTTTTCCATATTCACATTCTTATTCCTCTGAATTCCCACGGGTTCCATATTTATAGCTGTGGAACGTTGTAACCGGGTACCTACGAAATCATCTTTGAGTAACACGGGTATATCTGCGCGAAACGTGAGTTCATATTGAATGGCTTCGTACAAATATTCTTGGGTATATTGTTTTAAAATGAATTGTGTTAAATCGTTAGGAATAAGAGTACCATCATGATTCATCAATTGTGGTAATACTGTGGCAGTGTCAAAACGTGTCATATTCATTTTACTATAAATATCTATCATAGCGTCCACTTGACCCGATTCTGATTCAAAACGTAATTGAAAATCTTTGCTACGATTTCCGGAAAAGGGTGGAATGATCAAAATGGATGTCCATTGATTGATACGCCAATCGTATATTTTTACACCTTCACTTGCAATTAAATGTATGGGATCATCACAAAAAGCGTAGGGAAATAGAATATCGTACAATATTTCACCACAAATCAATCCGGCATGGTCCAACTGGTCAATGAATCGGTATTCTCCTAAAGATGTATTTTGTGAAAGATTGGTCAAAAGATAACTATCATGTTGATCACCCACTCCGATGAAAATATGTTTGTATGTGTTATCCACATATTCCATCAATTCTTGGTATTTTTTTTTTCCGACAGTAGCATCGCCATCGGTAAATTGGATATGTATTAAACGATGATCCGGGTTTGCATCATGATACTCTCGCAAACATGTTTGCGTATATATTAATGTTTTTTCAATGTTGGTAAGACCCCAAGGTTCAATATCATCTATTTTTTTATAAATAGAATGAATGTTGTCTGAATTAATGGTAATAAATCCAAATTCATCACATGATAAGGCAGTATTTGTATCACTAACAAGATGAAATAAATTATGTGCATCATGTGAAAATACACATAGTCCAATACGTACCGTTATTTCAGGATTATTTTTGATCGTTTGGATCAAAACCGCAAGAAAATTTTTCAAAGCATGACGAATATGTTGTATTTTTGTAGAATTATCCGAACAATTATCATTCATAGAACCGGATTTGTCAATATCAAACAAAATTACAATGGTTCCCTTATAAATAGGTACCTGTGGAATATCAATATGCAATATACCAAACTTCTCTTGAAGAAAAGTCTGAAGGTCTTCCATCACCACAGGGAATTTTTCATGATCGTGCCACTGAATAAAACTGTTCATTTCTTGTATATTCAACAATAATATGATATGCTTATAAGTAATTTATAAATCATTTTCAATTTTGTGCAAAAGCCATAATTAAAGAAAATATGTATACAAAAATAAACCACCATAGAATGGAATTGGCAAAATTTTCACAAGCGGCATTGGGATATTTTACTTTCCAATTGAACGGTTCATAATCAAATTCATACAAAGGTAATATTTTCATACTTTTGTCACCATAGATGGAATCTACAAAGGTTTGGTGCATCAAATATGAGATAAGGATATGACCGATCATTGCACGTACAATGAACAACATAAAGAAAAATAGAAACATGACTGGTGATGTTGATTTCAAATTTTTTAAAATAAACCCGTAGCTACCCCCTAGCAGATTGATTACTCTGTCCAAAATGGTGAGAAATATAGATCCGACATATTCTATAATATAGGAAATAGAGCCTAAAAGATGACCAACTAGGGCAAATATAGGGGATGTCTCTTTGTGATTCGTTTTTGCGCCAAACATTTTTATTATAATATGATATAAAGATTTGTTGTTATAATCTTATAACAACTCGTTGTATTATCTGCATTTATCGGTTTACAAAAGCCCCCAATTATTATTATTATGTCTTGCACTGATTTGTTGCCTACGATTCAAGATAGAGACGAAATACAACCGTCTGAAGATATGGTCGTAGATGATTATGATGTCGCGTGTGGACGTGGAGACATCGGACCTTATTTTGATGACAATTTAAGTCATATGTCGTTCATGTACGATGACAATGAATCTTTGTATACTGATGGAAATCAAAGTCATAGAAGTATGCGTAATTATGGGCGTCATGGGATGAGTAAATACCATCATAAATACAATGATGGAACATTTATTGGAAATGACCGGGGTCATATGCGTATTTTTCGTTCTGTCAAAGGAAAACGTGTTCCCGTTGAGTTTTATATGTCCAAACATACTCCTGGTACACATATTCGTAATGCGGTTAGTGGAATTCGTGAAAATAAATGTTTAGTCGGTAAAAAAGAAGAAGGATTGTTTTTTAAAGTATCTTTGGCAGTTCATGAAATTGGTCAGGATCCATACGGAACACTTTTTTATACGTCACCCGAAGAATATGAACGACATTTCTATACGACTATTCCACAACTAATGAAAGAAAATTGGATGAAACGCATGCTGGAATTACAACACAGAGAATCAGTATAAAAAAATCAAACCACATAAATATATATCTTATTATAATAACAACAGTCAATGTTTTTATTATATACATTTATTACGGGATTATGTACATATTCTTGTTTTAAATATGTGAAAATGAATTCAAAAAATAACATCTATACAAATCAAATATTTGATCGTTTTCATGTAGAAGCACCCAAACATATGATGTCGTTGATAGAATTTTCTGAAGAAACCAACGATGATGATTCTCACTTATACTGTCGCATGTTTACTGATTATTTTTATGACGACTACCTATTTGACAAGTATCCGAGTCCTTCACAAGAATACCTTACCTGGACTCAGTTATTACAAGATCAAATGTCAGAAAAATTTCGTAGAGATACCGAGAACGAATTAGAGGAATCTAATCATCTACTGCAAGACCTCGTATCGGTAATAGAGACCAATAACATTGTAGACGTATCGGATAGGGACGACACCCCATCCGTCGTGGTACCTTTTCCAATCATATACGAAGAATTGTATATAAACCCAAGAAAATACAAAATAATGAAAAAACGTAAATATTTTGGAAATGATCAACGACCCCGAGAAGAATCTCCAGACAATATTTTAGAAAAAATACACGACAACATGCAAAAAAAATCAATGTTGGATTTTCTCCAACAACCGATATACCCCGATCATAAAATCAAGGCGTATGAACATATGTTTCCAAAACCTTCATTTTCTACTTTGAATATGATCGCAGGGGGATTGATGAAAGATTTTAATACACCGGAATTAGACGAAAACTAGGATGACCGTAGGTCAGTAGAGTTTTTGATTTTCGTGTATTATTCGTCTATTCTATATTTAGTATATTTGCAATTTCAGTACGATTCGTACCACTACAAATTTTATCAGGAATAAAACTTGTATTTCCTTGGCAATATTTCAAAATGGCAGGAATTCCACTTATCATACGCTTATTTTTCAAATACGCATATACTTCAAAACTTTCATCAACATCAATCACAATACATTTGACATGTTCATTAGACAATTCCTCAAACCTTTCTAGGACATATTCTTTGATTTTATTACAGGGTACGCACCATTCTGCACCAAATTTAATAAAGATACAACCTGGATTGGTATTCAATAATTCTTGAAATTCGGTCATGTTTTTGATTTCGTATTGGATGCTCATTCTGGATCCTTGAACATATACAACAAAAAAATTTTATATAGTTTGGTCAGAAGAAATAATATGATAGAATATAGGATGATGAACAAAATAAAAGAGGAACATTTTTCTATGTTAGAAGGAGGAACTATCTACGGACAATCACCCATTGTCTTGGTACCTTCTTCCAATAAATATCAAAAACATACATCGGGTATTGAACAAAATTATTATTCCATACTATGTACCGAATCCCATCGTAACCAATCCATCAAATACAATTTTCAAGGGTACATCAACGAACCCAATATCATTTATCATTTTAAAAATCAAAAATACATGTACCAAGCCATGGAACTGTATTTGTGTCCGACCCTAGAAACCATGAAAGAATTTCCGTTTCTTTCCTCTTTTTTACATCAACATTCCGAGGATGCCGCAACGATCCACGGCGCCATCGTGATTTCACACCGTTCTTTAACCAATGCTCCCAAATTGTATAGTTGTTTCTTTTTAACCAATCAAGGACAGTTGTCACCTGATGCTGGACAAATTGAACGCCTGTTTGATGTTCATGACCCTATGAAAGAAATGAATCAATCTGAACCGAATTATGTCACTATGAACGATTTTATCCAAGATATACCTATTATTAGTGAAACATCTTGGAATAATACTATCTTTACCGTGCTTTTTTACAAAACGCCCATTGTCATTCGGTTTCCACATCTTATGAATCCGACACCTACCCCCAGATTATTACAAGATATAGCAAATTCTAGCAAAGGTTGTTCTTGCAATACACAGGAAGGTTTTCAACTATTTGGATCCCGATCCATCATAGAAGGAATGGACAATTGCAAAAAAACAATTGATTGGCAGGGGAAGGAATCCTGTTTGGAATGCAACGGTGGTTATGTGTTAGATGGTAATATTCCCGCTCATTGTACTGAAGTTGCGGGTTCAAAACATAGCTCGTATCATTGTGAAAATGGACAAGCTGATATTACTGGCGCAGCAAGATGCGGTTCGTGCGATGATGGATATATACTTTCGGGTGCTCCTAGTATTTGTGTATTTAATGGTAGTAATATTGGTGCAGTAGGTAGTGACGCGGTTCGCAAAATGGTTGGTAAAGTTAATATTGACACTGGTAAAATAGGTGGTATTCAGTCTTCCCAAGCACATGGTGTATTTCCAAATTTGGTCCAAAACGGAAATACTCAAAATTATGGGCATGTTGCCTCTGTTTGTGATAAAAACGCACCCGCCAATTTTGATAGATCTAATATTCCGAAAACTCCCACTACTTATTCGGGAAGAAAAATCTCTCCCATTTCAGGGGCAAAAATCAATTCCGATGCCACATGCAAAGTATTTGATGAAGCCATGCAAACCAATATCAACAACATTTTGTCCCAAGGTCCGTCGGGTGTGGAAAACATATTACAAGGAATTTTTGATTATCGTCAAAACAATGATGGTTTGAATCCATTTATTGGGGGTAGTGGTACCAATCCAGATACAGGAGGTACCGGAATAGATTGTTATCATGAATATGTCAAAAATTTCTGGGGAAATGAAACCAATTTTATGAATTATTTGGTTCAATCCGGTGTCACTGCACCACCTTATTACAATTATTGGAATGCTGAAATGGGTCCTACGACTAATTATGGATTCAATCCTGCCAGTATTTTTTACAATTTGAACGGACAATGTTATGACATCAGTACGGTTTCTTTTAATATTGGACGTGCTGAAAAATATGGGGTGAATG